TGATGACATCGAAAAGGGTGAAAAGAACTATTCTGAATATCAGGCAGGTCAGCAAAGAAACACCGTATTTGACGATATTGCTCCTATGAACATCTATGCTCGAATGATCTTTGTCGGCACAACCACAATGCCAAATTCTGTAATGGATCAATTCCGCAAATATGCAGAAAGTTATGACGACCCAGAGCTTCAATGGATTACAGACCAGAATGTAAAGGTTCATTACTATCCAGCTATATTACAAAATGATAACGGCACAGAAAGATCAGTCTGGCCAGAAAAGTGGCCTATTGAATGGCTTAATAGTCAAAGGCATCTTAGGGATTTTGCCAAAAACTATATGAATCGTCCCATTAATACAGATGGAACTTTCTGGACTAATGAGGATATAATTGTAGAAGAGCTTGATGATTATGGCAACACAATAATATCAATTGACCCTGCTGTAACAAAAAACAAAGTTTCTGACTTTACTGGCATATCAGTATTGTCAAAAGGAATAGACGATATGGGCAAATCTAACGTTTATGTTAGACATGCAGAGCAAGTTAAGATGTCACCATCAGAGATGGCCGAAAGAGTGGCAGCATTAGCTGACATTTATCAAGCTGGTGTCGTTTATGTAGAGGTAAACCAGGGTGGAGATTTGTGGAAAGACGTATTTAAGAATGTGCCTGCTAAATATAGATCAAAATCACAAACACTATCCAAACAAATTCGTGCTGGTAAGGCATTAAATTTTTATCAGCAAGGGAAGGTTAAGCACACAGCACATTTTCCAGTTTTGGAAGAACAGATGTGGGCATTTCCAAAAATTAGCCATGAGGATGTTCTAGACGCAACTGTCTCAGGAATTCTCTATTTTTTGGACAACAAGGCAGTAAAACTACAGGCAAAACAAATAAACTATTTAAGGAGTGCTCATGCCTAACTATAATGATATGAAAAAGGCTATAGATCTAATTAGAGATCGTAGAAACCACTATTTAACAGCGGAAGCTTACTATGAGGGAACTCAGTCTGAGATTTTTACTAATCCAAGCTGGTACAGATTGCTATCCGTTAATGGAAATGACTTTAGATTTAATTTTTCCAGAACAGTTGTCGACTCTGTATTGAACAGACTAGAAATTGCAAATATTACAACTAACACAGAAGCCGCAAATCAAAAGGTTAAGGATATCTGGCAGATGAATGACCTGCAAATTGATGCAGATGAGATTCACCGCCGTGCCCTTGTTTATGGTGATGCGTACTCAATTGTCTGGACTGATGTTAATGGAAATATTACTGTTGACTACAATTCTCCGTTGACCACCGTAATGATTTATGATGATGAAAATCCAAGGATAAAGAGATTTGCAGCTAAACTATGGCAAACAGAAGATCCGAATGATTATACAAAGAAGATTGCTCGTCTAAACATGTACTATCCAGACAGGATTGAAAAGTTTGAGATGTCTGGCGAAATTGAGAATGTGGTATCTGTTGGCGGATTCAGACTAATCGATATTGTTGAGAATCCCTGGGGAGAAGTTCCAGTATTCCACTTTAGAACAACTAAGCAATATGGAAGACCAGAACACGCAGATGCTTATGGTCCACAGGATGCTATTAATAAGTTGATTGTTACTCATATGAATACTGTAGACTACCAAGGTGCTCCACAGCGTTACGCACTTTCTGGTGGAGGAAATTCTGCAGAATTTGAAGATTTCAACGAAGATGGAGCTGAAGCAGAAAACCTAGGAACATTAAAGAATGGTCCAGGAGAACTTTGGTATCTCAAGGGTGTCACAAAGGTTGGAGAATTCTCTCCAGCAGACCACAAGGTATTTACCGAACCAGTTCGTGATTTCGTAAGATCAATGGCATCTATTACCAACACGCCATTGCATTATTTTGAAAGAACAGGCAGTGTGCCAAGTGGTGAGAGCCTAAGAACTGCAGAAGCACCACTTTTAAAGAAGGTAGAAGATCGACAAATCACTTTTGGTTCTACTTGGTCAGATCTTTTTAGATTTATTCTAAAGATTGATAATGAGCAGGAGCCAAATGTTCAAATTGACTGGGCAGCTGTTGAGAGCATGGACAGTCTAGACGCTTGGGAAGTTGCAGTTAAAAAACGTGTTGTGGGCGTATCTCTAGAGCAAGTATTAATTGAAATGGGATATGATCCAGAACTAGCTTCAAGAATCGCTGCCGAAGAAAACTCTTTGGCAACTATTTCCCAAAACACAAATACAAACAATGTAATGATGGAAACTACAGGAGGCGACATTGGAAACGAATAATCCAGAAATACAAGAGGAAGTAACTATTGAGGACCCAAAGGCAGTACTTTCTGCTCTAGAAAGAGCAAAAAATGATGCAAAGAAGTTTAGAGAGGAAAAAGATGCCGTATCTAAGCTTTTGGAATCAAAAGAAGAAGATGTATCTAGATATGCTGGTGCATTACTTAAGGAAAAAATCTCCAAAAAGATAATGCAGGAGGGAATCAAGGATCCAGAAAGATTGTTAAAGTTTGTTGATACAAATTCGATTACCTTTGACGATAACTTCGACCTAATTGGTTTTGAAGATCAAATTGAGAAGCTAAGACTTGAACTTCCAGAAATATTTGATCCTAAGCTTAGGGTTGGGGGCCAGGCCGATGCGGCTGTTAAAGCAACAGTTAGCACTCAGTATTCTGCAAGCCAATTGCAGGCTATGAAGGTTCTTGGCAAACTATAAATCGTGTATAATAGTAACAGGTTCGTGTCTAATGGACGTTTGGCATGAATAACAATCGAATTAGACGATTCGTATTTTAACTAATATGCTTATCTTAAGGAGATAATAAAAATGGCTCGTATTGACCTAACAGAGTCAAATGGCTACATTTTGGAAGAGCAGGGATCGTCTGTTATTCAGGCTATGCTTGCAAATTCTGCTGTAGAACAGTTTGCTCGTAGAGAAGCTATGGCTTCTCGTACAAAGTCAGTCCCACGTTTCGTAGCGGATGCTCCAGAGGTTGTTGCCGAAGGTGCAACAATCCCAGAAGCAGCTGCAACTCTTGACGAGGTAGTACTGACAGCTCGCAAGTACGCTAAGATTTTCCACATTTCTGAGGAAGATGTTAACGACTCGCTAGTTGATGTTCTAAACACTTACAAGACCGAATGGGCTTCCCGTTGGGCACGTAAGTATGACAACGCCTGCTTGGGTGTAACTGCCGCTGGAGACGGTGATGACGGTCAGCCGTTCACCTCTCTATACCGTGCAGTATCTCCAGGTTCTGCAGGTGCAAACCTTATCCAGACTGGTGGAGCACTTTCTTTTGCTGATGTTAACAACGCTCTTGGCATTGTTGAGTCTTCAGACAAGTTTGATGCTGCAAACACTGTGTTCATGGCCCACCCAAAGATGCTAGCTGAGCTTCGCCAGCTAACTGGTCCAAATGGTGACTTGGTTCTTCCAAATGCACTTGCTGGAACTCCAGGAAACATTTTTGGATACCCACTAGTAGTATCATACGGTGCTGCTACTTCAGCTGCTGCAACCGATAACCCAACTGGTAACCCACTTCTTATTGTTGGTAACCGCCAGATGCTTATCAATGGTGTTCGTGGTGGCGTTGAGTCAGTAGTATCTCGTGATGCTGAATTTAGCAAGGATGGAGTTCTTCTAAAGACTCGTGTTCGTCGTGGTTTTGCTGTTGCAGATGCCAATGCGTTCGCAATTGTCGAGAAGACTCCAGCGGCGTAAGGAAGGAATAGACAATGGCTAGTAAACTATATGGACAATTCCTATCTCAGGCCCTAAACAAAGAAATCGACTGGGATACAGACACTATCAGGGTTGCTCTGCTTACAAATGCATACACCCCAGACCAGGATGCTCACAACTACTTTGATGACGTAGTTGCAAATGAGGTAACTGGAACTGGCTACACTGCTGGTGGAAGCACCTTGTCAAACAAGACCAACACCTACAATTCTGCAACCAACGTTATTGTTTTGGATGCAGACGATGTAACTTGGTCTTCGTCAACAATTACTGCTCGCTATGCAGTAATTTATAACGCCTCACCAGCAACCAACGCAACACGTCCACTAATTGGATATGTTGACTTTGGTTCAGACCAGTCCTCAAGCAATGGTAACTTTACCATCACTTGGGACGCTACTGGAATCGTAAGGATCACAGTAGCCTAATGAACGCAAGGGTTGAAGCAGGTCCTCTCACTTATCACGTAGTTGCCTCCGTGATTGAGCCAGTTATTGTCACAGAAATTATCGTCACGGACTCTCGCCAATCTGTGACTAACTGGACCTGCTTCGCCCCTGCCCCAATTAGTATCAATGGCCACAGCCTTAGCTCAATCAATCCAGATTTTTCAGAGGCAGGTGAATTGACTACGCTAGCAATGGCGTAGTCTTTTTTATTATGAGTGCATTACACGACAAAATACAAAGTTATTCCCCAGAAGTAAATATAGAATTTGATACAGCGTATTCAACGAATCCTACAAATACTGGATCCGTAACGCTTAGTGCCTGGGCTCTTACTGGTGGGTCAATTACTAGAGTTACTGGAGACTCCCCAGTAGGTGGAGCAGGCAGTTGCTGGACCACGGCCACTGGAAGCACTTCAAGATTTAGGAATTTAACCTCTGCATTTCAAACAACTCTTGTGGATAGGGATTTCTTTAATGGTATTTGGATAAAGTTTTCAGCTTTGCCTACTGGAAATAGTAGCTCAACGTTTTCTTTGATAAGCATAAGCCCCCATAGCTCAACTTGGGCATACAATATATCATTATCTGGAACAGGGTTTTCTTCTGGGCCCTCTAAATTATTTATGCAAGGACCAACGACAACATATCTTGATATCGGTGGACCAACGATTCAGGCTAATCGATGGTATTATCTTGGAGTAAGAAGAACTCCTGGAAATATATCGGTATTCCTTGATGGATCCTTAATATATTCTCTAAACAATAGCAATACTACTGGAACTTCTCCATCTTTTACTCTCGGAATGCTTTCTGGTGATACTACTGGTACTTTTAGATTTTCTAATCTTCACAGCGGAACCTCGGCAAACTTTACTCCAACTGCTATTTCAGAAATTTGGACAGCTGGATCTTCTACTGGTGCCGTAGATGTAAACAATATCGAAACACCAGCAACTGCATCTGCACAATCTGTTTTTCCAACTATATCCAGAGATACAAATAATTTAGAAGCACCAGCAACTGCATCTGCATTAATGACTCAGGTTACCACGACTACTACCCAACAGGGCGAGCATGTTGAAATTACAACATCTATTCTTGTATCTGCAGAGTTCCCACCAGCGAGTGTTTCTACACAAAGATTTATAAACCTAACTGTCGGACCAGCAACGGTATATTCTGAAATGGGACAAGAGAATCAGGCCGTAAGCAGTAACTTCGTAAGCTTCCCTGCCGTAGTTGCAACAGCTTCAGCGGTAATCGTAAAACCATTCTTAAGTGAATCTCCTATGACAGCTTCTGCTCAAATGGGAAATCACGTCATTTTCGTAACTCCAAATTATTTTAATGCTGTGAAGCAACTAAATCCTTACCTATATATCAATAACGGTGGATCATCTATTGTTAATCACGGATACCAGTCTGGAACATTTTCTCGTGGAAGTGATCTTTTAACGCTTCAAGATGGTGGGGCTCCATTAAACTTAGTAAGAGAAGGAGACTCCTGGAAGGGAGATGCCTCATCCAATAGCCAATCATGGATTGAGTTTACAACTGATACTGCGGAACAAGGTTCACAACAGCTTATTGCTAGTGGAACTTTTGCATTTGAATTTTGGGCAAAACCATTATCGCTTCCCAGCCAATCATCTGCAGTTTCAAGTTTGCAGACTAACAAGTCATTCTTAGAGACTTCTGCTCTATGCTTAAGATTGTCTCCAGCAGATGCAAGTGGAGACACAAGATCACTAGAATTAGAAATTAGAAATAGCTCATCAACAATACGTCAAGTATTAAGAACTGGACTAACAAACTCTGGTATTTCTTTAAACAATTGGAATCATATCGTAGTCAATGTTTATCAGTCTGGAATTAATGCAAATCAAAGACTTGTTCAGGTGTGGGTAAATGGTTCAGTCAGGATTAACCAGAACATATCTTTTACTCCGTGGACATCTGAAACCGCAGGATCAAGGATTATTGGATCTAATGCGTCTGGTCTAAACCTTGTTGCAGATTCATTTTTTGATGAAATTGCCTGGTATTCAGATAGTTTGACAAATTCTGAAATTATTAATCATTATCAACTAATTTCAAATCTTTCTCCAAACTTCCAGGAGTCTGCCGAAGAATTTACTGCATCTGCAGAATCTGGAGTTCATCAATTTACTGTGACATCAAACGCAATTCCAGAAATTAAAGAAGCTACTGCCTCAGCACTGCTCATTGCCCCAACAATAATTGCAGGAAGAAGCTTTACACACAATGCTGCTGCAGTGACTGCTTCAGCAACTTCTATAATTCCAGTAATTTCATATGGAATAACATACCTAGCTACCCCTAGCACTGCCTTTGCAGAATTTGCAAATGCTTATCACCTAAACAGCATCTACTATGACTATGTCCAGGCTAATATTATGCCATACAGGTATGTAACATTTGATGCTGCCAATGTTTATGCCGATTATGGAACAGATAGTGACTACACCACTCAACCAGTAGTTGTTGGTGGGACAATTGTAAATCCAGATGAGGGCATAAGTGGAAAATCTGCAAAAACTGCTGGAACCTCATATGTAACAGATGGAGTAATTCTAAAAGAATCCGAATATGCAGATGATTGGGGAACTCTTGGCAACAGGTACCATTCAGCATTTTGGATTCAAAAAGCAGAAGAGGATAACTCAACAGGTTTGCGTGTAATTTGGAACTTAAACTCTCATTATGATAATCAGCATATCATTTTATACCAGTATCAAGGAAAGCTGACTCTGAGCTTTAGCGATGGATCTAATACCTATATTAATCAAACAACGACTTCAAACATTAATCTATTTGATGGTCAAAGACATTTTGTGGTTGTCTATACCGATCACCAAGGCACCAATGATTCTACCTATCTGTATGTAGATTCTGTTCTAGTAATGACTGTTGCTCTTGGTTCGTATAGAATTGAAACAATTAACGGAACTTCATTGGTTGGTCCAAATGATGAGACTAACAATCACCCGAGATTATCCGTTGGTTCTTTAATTACACCACTTGCAGCAACAGCTCTTCCAGTTGTCCCTACAAATACAAGACTTATTATTGATGAAGTTTATTGGGCAAAAACAGCAATTAACCAGAGCATGGTTACTGCACTTTATAACATAATGCCCGATAAGAATAATTCAGATTCAATGGCTGATCCAATGCTTGCTTCAGGGCTTATGGTTAGTCCAGCAATTAGCACTCAGTCAATTAATCTTGTTAATGCTGCAACTGCATCTGCTCTAATCACCCCTGTAACTATTCGTGCAGACAGAAATATTGTTAGGTCTGTGGCTGCTGCTACCGCAGGGTCAACAATGCCTGGTGGATTAAGAATAAACAATATAATAATTGCATCAGACGTAATGGTTGCAACTGCGATATTTAATAGTGCTGGAGTTAGAATTACAATTCCTGGTGGACCAATGTTAGCGACAATGAGTCTTATAGATAGGCCTGGAAGGACGGATCCAATCCCAGGCCAGACAGGTGATGACTACTGGGGTGGCATTGTAGTTAGAACGAATGTTACTGGAAGAAATATTTCTAGCTGGTATGTATTAAGTCCATGGGCAGCCTGGCTTAGAGCAACAGATGTTAAAAGTATTATCCCTATGTCGGAGGTTAATTAATGAAAGAAAAAAAGTATAAAGATATCAAAGGTTTTGAAAATGTAAATACCTTTACGCAATTTGATCAGTATGAAGCTCAAAGAATTCAGGGTGGCAAGAATAGATTTGTCTATGATTTTTCTTTTCAAACCAGACCTGGATTTCCAGATAATTTTATTTTTGATAATACCTCATTTTCGACTTTTTACAATATTAGTGCAAATGGATATAGAAATACAAGTCAGCTAATTGCTCAGTATGGATTTCCAGGAGGCATCTGTGATTTTGTAACAACTGAGCCAAATGCAGACAATCTTGGTTCTATTACACCATTTTCTTGGGGAAATTATGAACCTACAGTAAACGAAAATGAAAAAACATTTTATTTTAATGAAAAAACATTAGGATATATAGATACTGCAGTGCAAGAGATGCTTCCTGATTTTGCAAACTGGAATGATGTTTTTAGATCTGGATATGTAGAATTTACGATTAAAACTGACAAAAAAAATATGATTATCGCATCTGGTAGCGAAGAAATAAAGGCACAAGACCTAAATGCTCTTTTTTGGATCTTTGGCGCAGATCTAGATAATGGCACATCTATTACAGAACTTACAATTGCAGATACAAAAGTTTCTAATCCTACGATTCAGTATGAAAAAGATAGATATATGGGACAAAGTTTCGAAAAAGCATTATTTAATTTAGATATTGGACTCCAGAATGGAAAAATCTCAGTTAATTATGAAAATGCCTATGATCAAAATGAAACAAGTTTTGTTTTTTCTGGAAATACAGATATTGCTGATAATAGTTGGCATCATGTTGTTGTAAATTTTGGAAGACCAGGTCTTAGAACAAGTCATAACACAAAATCAAACAAAAGGACGGTTGAAATTTGGGTTGATGGAAAACTTGATAAACAATTTGATGAAAAGGTAAATGAATTTCAGATTTTTTATCCTTCATTAGTCTGGTTGTTTAATAGCCCCTCAAAGATGATTAAAGAATTTTTTAATTACAGCTCTCTGGATAATAATTTTGATTATCAGCCAACTCAGGCCGAGACTCCTGGAACATTAATCAGTTGGTCAACTTTTGGTCAATCCTTTATTGGATATGACGAATTTTTAACTAATAAGAATATATATAAAGTGGCACAATCTCTTCCTGAATCAATAAAAAGAGGATTTAGGGGAGCTTTGCACACATATGCTCATGGTCACAATGTTCCTATTGATAAAATGGAAATTCAAAATAGATATAGGTTATGGAAAAAACAAACAAAAATTCCTACCAAGGCCTTTAATGTTTCTGCCACCATAGTCAACCCTACTATACAAACAAATTCAAAAAAGGCCCTGAAACTTTATTGGGACGACCTATTTAATTATTCTAAATTTGGTGTTGAACTCGATAATAATTTTGAGGTTCATAGTTATAGTGTTATAAATCAAACAAAAAATAGCAAAACAGAAATTTTTAACTTAGATAAATCAAAAGAACTAAGTTATGATGTGTTGCCAGATGTCAGGCTTGTCATGACCGATCACGTGATTGTTACTGGCCCAGAAAAATTGACGTCAATTAACAAAAGAGAATCCTTCTCAAGTAATCTTAGGGTGGGAAACAGAACTGCGGCCCAATTTGTTCCATCATCAAACAATTTACTTCAGGTGAACTTATTTGATGACAGCTTAATTACAGATTTATATTTTAGTGGAGTTCAACTGGAATCTGGGGATAGACTATTACTTACAAGGCAAATTGATGATTCTGAAAATGGAATTTGGGTTTACAACGGAATCGGCAAGCCTATGACTCGATCAAAGGATTCTTTCCTAAACGATCCTAGTAAAACATATTTAGTATATGTTTCTGATGGTATTAACAAGGGCACTTATTGGAAGACGACACAATCCATATCTTCATTTAATGATTACCAAAGATGGTCAAAACTTCTTTTGCCAAATCCAGAATTTGCAAATATCGATCCAGAAAATACAGTTAGATGGAAAGATTATTTTGGAAATGATAGACTAATTAGTTTACAAGATGATTTAAACATGTCTGATTTTGATTTAATTGTGTTTATGAATTATCCAGAAACAAATGAGGATATTTTTAATCATTTTCCCAATGATCCACAAATACAAGTATTAAAACAGTATCAGGACTTTATTAATTCATTGAGAATTGCCTGTTCAAATGGTGCAAACTTATATATCTCAAGCCCCAAGCTGGCAGAAGATCTTGGAATTGTAAAAGAATTTACAAAGATTGAGCAAAACATCGAAATTGGCGATGGGAGGTCAGCAGCAGTTAATCCATTCCAATTTAATGAGCCAGCAGAACGATATTTTGACACTCATAGACAAAATGCTTATCATGTTAACACCGAAGTTCCTGGACTTACAGATAAACAAACATGGCTATTAACTGAATCAATTAGCTATATTCCAAAAGACGAATATGATTATGAGCAATGGCACTTAAAGTATTCTTATAGACAATTTGGACTTCGTGAAGGTAATGAGTTTTTGATACCATCGATACCGTTAAGGCAAGTGGCGACAAAGAAAGATTTGCCAGGATTTAGAAATAATGCTATCTTAGATAACAAATTGAATGTCGTTGCACCACAAAATGTTCTTGCTGGGACAGTTGTAACAAGCCTAGCAAATACCTATTATCAGGGTACAAATGTCACAAATAATCCATACGATGACCATGCAACAACAATAATTGTTCACAATGGGCAACAAGTTGCTGGAGTTACGATTAATGGTAAAATTTTTGTAAATTGTGTTGAGGATAGCTACACAATGAGTCGTGAAGATTACAACAAGGCCATTATTCAGGTTATTCCAGGCAACGAGCCCAATGAAACCAATTCAACCAGACAATGGCAATATTCTACTAGTAGGCTTAATAGACTACCTAGGAGAATAAACGTTAAAGAGTTGACTATTTATGGTCAGACAACTCCGACAAATGGTGGTGGAGGCCCGTTGATTCAGGCAGCAACAAATAGTGCTAATGGTATCATTAGATCTGAGACAGATAAAAACAATAAAGATTATGAGTCTGACTTGTATCCAGAAACTATAGAAGAGATTTACCCAATTCAAGAAATTCCAGTCCTAAGTATGACCTGGCTTGGACTGCAGTGGTTGGCAGGGTAGGAAGGAGAATAAATGTTTACAACAGCTACAGAAGTAAAAACAATAACTGGAAAGATTGTAGATGCAGCACTTGTATCTCGTGCACAATATGTAATTGAAGCATATATTGGCAAATTTGAATCAGAAGTAACTGATACAAAAGATGAAGAGATTCTAAAACGTGCTGTCGCCTATCAGTCTGCTTACATGCTTAATAATGAAGATATTGTTTATGAGCAGATGGCAGTTTCAACGACTGGCCAGAATGATGCCTATACAACATTTAAGCAGGGGGACTCTACATCACCATTTATTGCACCTTTAGCAGTAATGATTTGTAACAAACTCAGTTTTGTTCGTTCAAGATCAATATATACTGGTAAGTCTACTGATACAGTAAATGAAGTTGAGTGGAGGACAGTATAGTGAAGCCAATGGCATATAACAGGCACAAATACTCTGCAGATTTTTACAAGTTTGTAAATCAGCAAGCGGGAGATACTCAGATCACAAAATATTATTTTGTTGGCGTTGTTCCTATTACTGCTGGGTTGGATATTAGTGGAAGATTGGGCATTAGATGTGAACAACCGATCCCCATCAACTCTGTTATTTCTAATATAAAAGATTTGAATGGCGAGTTAATTCTTGATGATTCCGCTTGGCAAATTGTTGGTCTTGAACCAGTACTTAATGCCTTTAGTTCAATTGAATCTTATAGAATGAAGGCTGTTAAGTTTCAGGGAACCCTCTAATGGATCCTTATCAAATAATTGCTGTTGCTTTACAAAATGCAATATCCACGATGAGGTCAATGATAGTAAATGAAGGTCAGGCTTCCGTTCTTAATAATAGTTTTATTCCTGATTTTAGAAGAAATGCCCAGGCAGATCCTAGTCAAGGTTGGACTCCAGTAAATTGCAGTCCCTATTGTGACTTTATGGGGGAAACCGTAGAAGCTGGCAACCAAATCATGCAAGAGGCTTATAGAATTGCTCGTATAATTCAAAGAAATCTCTTTAGAAGAGTCCTTAGATAGTGTATAATAGAAGAGTCCTTCGCCAGAGGGATTGGTATTTACCCACCATATATAACTGAATATAGAAATATGGCTAAGGTGCCCCTTAGTCAGGGGGTCTATGGATGTCAAGACCTATGGACCCCCTATAGGCAGTCTTGACAGTAAACAGACATAAAATATAACAGTATCTGCTAATCACAGATGATATCGCTCGTTGAGGAGCTTCTTTAGCTTTATGCAAACCCCCAAGTAGTCAGTTGATGACTCTACCTCTGGAGGGTATTGAATTAATCAAGAATATATTCATTGTTATAGAAACGCACTACCCTATAACCTTGTAAATGGATATATATATGGCGTAGTGGTCGCAAGACACATTGATACACTGAACCTACATGGGAAGGGTATGGGATGGCTGATTACAAGCCATCTCTATCTAAAGCCTGCTGGGAAGGTACTTGTTATCTACTATCTAAATATGTAAAAAGTCTATTGCATGTATAATGATTATAGTGTATAATGGATGTATATTCAGTTAGGAGAGGTAAATATGAACTGTAAATATAATGGCTGTGAAAGACCTACTACTGGTCGTCTTTCTGAGTTATGCCATACTCATTATCAAAAAGAATGGCGAAGCAGAGACATTGAAGCATTCAGAAAGCAAAGAAGAGAATACTATGCAAGAAATAGCCAAAAAGTACTGGCTGCTTCTAAAAAATGGCGAGAAAAGAATCCAGATTTAGTCAGGAAAAATGCCAGAAATTACATGGCAAAATTTGCAAAGCTACCAATAACTCAAGATGACATTACCGATTCTGTAAAAGAGAGGTTCTTTGCAAAGGTTGAGAAAACAGATAGTTGCTGGAACTGGACATCTGCCAGAACAGCTTCTAGACCAAAGAGGGTTTTGGCTGATGCAACCGAAGGGTATGGAGTAATAAGCATTAACAAAAGACCATTCTATGCCCATAGGGCATCCTGGCTAATGCATAATGGACCATTGACTCCTGGTTTAGTTATAGATCATTTGTGTGAAAATACCTTGTGTGTAAACCCTGAACATTTAAGGGAAACAACAAGTCTAGAAAACTCTACTAGAAGCCCTAAGCACAGCAAGTATGTAAAGTACGCCTATTACAAGACACACTGCAAGTATGGTCATGTAAGGACAGAACAGATGCGAGGCAAAGTATGTTCTGAATGCTATCAGTCAAAAAGAAAAAACAAAACCAAAACAAGATAGTGTATAATTACATAGATGCATAAACTAGTAAAAAATGGGGGTATTTAGATAGAATGCTACTATTCCCATATGCAAAAGACATAGAGTATAAAGAACAAACATTGTCATTTACTATACAGTTTATTGGCAAAGCAACAATAACTGACATTGGAGTTAAGATTCCATTGGATTCTGATTTATCTGATCTAATAGAAGAGTTAATGGAAAAGAATGATCAGTTTGGCAAATTGGATATGGGGTTTGAAAATGATTAAAAAGTACCAAGGTCCTATCAAACATGTGCGTCATAATCAAATATCCAAACCTTTATACCTATATATCTATTTAAATAAGGACAAATAATGGGATATTCCACATTTTCAGAAGAACAGATAACAACCTTTATAGAGACAGCTCAGGAAATGGGTATATCTCCAGCTATTAGGACTTTAAACTATCCTAGATCTTATCATACCGCCAAGAAATGGTTTGAGCAAAGAGGCGTTGAATTGCCTAATCTAGATTCCCTGGCAAAAATGGCGGTAGATATGAGAGTATTCTATTCAGATAAAGAAAAGGTATTAGCAGCACAAGCAGTCTTGGATAGATGTGTAGAAACCTTAATGGAAGATACATTGGATGCTGATCAATTAAATAAACTAGCAAATGCTGTACATAAGGCTATTCAAACTATTAATCTTATTGAAGGTAAGTCTACTAATATTAATGAGAATAGACAGAAAGATGGACAAGACTTGGCTATCATTGATCTTCTTAATGAAGCAAAGGCAAGAAATCAGGCTATGAAGGAAAAGGGTTTGAATGTTTAATAAGTTTATTAAGGTAGGGGTACCCACCCTCATCGATAATTTAGGTTTGCTTGTTTTGCTGTCTCAAAAAAATATTCCCAATACTTTCAAATCTGGAGGTATCAAATGAACAATCCAGAAATAGTAGCAGCTATTGTGGCAGCTATAGGTGCTGTTGGAGCAGCCTTAGCTTGGGGAATTAGAAAACTTTTCGTAAGTGTGTCTGATTATCTTAAGGAACTTAAGCCAAATGGGGGCAGTTCACTAAAAGATCAGGTAGACAGACTTGAAAAAAGAATCGATGACATATATACTTTAATTGCAAAAAGGAAGTAATGAAGGCAACAGATATCCTGAATAATGTACCAATTGAGCTATTGGCATTCTCTGAGGGCAGAAAAGAGCTTACAAAGTATGATCCTATGCTTTTTGCTTTAATTTATTTGCCTCATCATTTGCAAAATGCCCAGGGAGACATAACTTTATCAGAATTCCACGTTGACTTGGCGGAATATGGCAAATCCTGGATTCACAGACCAAAAAATCCAAAAGAAAACCGAGATGCTTTTATTGCTCCTCGTGAATGTGGCAAATCCACTTGGATTTTTCTAATTTTGCCCATGTGGGCAGCAGCTCATGGACATGTCAAGTTTATTGCTGCCTTTTCTGATGCTGCATCTCAGGCCGAAACTCATCTAATGACATTTAAAAACGAATTGGAGTCAAATGAATACCTACAAATTGATTATCCAGATCTTTGCCAGCCTAAAATCGTTGCTAGCACTGGTAGAGCAATGGCTTCAAACTCATGGCGTATTATTCAAAGTAATGATTTTATTTTTGACGCTAATGGTATTGATACTAACGCCCTAGGAAAAAAGGTATTTGGACAGCGTCCTG